TATCTGTGCTCTAGTTATTGCCATTATCTTCTACCGTCCGATTGTACGTCTAGTCTGAATGTGCCGAGCTTCCAATCTTGACCAGATCCTGTGTTTTCTACTTTAAGTGCTACTGCTCTAGCTCTTGCTCGTGTATCTACTTTAGTCGTTGATGAGCTAATTGTAAAGGGTCCTAATGAGGAGCTAGCTGCTGTATCGTTTGAATAGTTTTTTAAATTCAACGTTATTTGTGTATTCCCTGTCTGAGATACAAAGTCTGGTATAAATCTTCTTATCTTCATAAGAAACTCACCATCTCCTCTGAACGTAATTCCTTGGTTTCTATCCTGTGTAATATCATAATCACCAGACGTTATACTGGCTGTGACAGCAGTTATAGTACCATTTTTGTTTTGATCGGTCCCTGTTTCGTGTTCATAGTATGCTGTTCTACCCTCAGTATTACCTACAACATCATACGATGTATCGGTGCTAGCATCATAATCAAGAGCATGAGGTTTACCAAATACAGCTGAATCTTTCCACATAGTTCTATCTAACGTGCCCACAGTCCATACAGGTCTATTTGGTGTTGAATCAAAATAGTTATAGCAAACCATTTTATTAACGACAGAAGATGTTGATGATGGATAAAACCACATAATCTCACCAAACAAGTTATTTAAACCTGCACTTATCATTTGATTACCAGATTCCATATTAATGTCATCAAACACAAAGTCCTCTACCAAACATGGTAATGATTCTAATTTACCAGCATATCTAAAGAATCCATTTTCAGATAACCAGTACGCTGCACCGTCAACTTCTACAACTGCATTTTGTCCCGATAATCCACAGTTAGTTCCTGCTTGGGCGAAAGAAAATGTAAAAGGTGCACCAACAAAACGCATTAAAAATAACGCTGTGTCTGTGTAAACATAAATAGAATCTCTACCTCTAATAGCTCCCATGATCTGTGATCCGTCGGCCAATCTCTGTGTACCAGCTGTATTGGTTGCTGTAGGCGTGTACGTGTTAATATCTTCTTGGTCTGAGAATCTAATAAACATATCATCTTGAGATGATTTTGTACCAATCGTGGTCTCTGTGCCAAAGAATACTAAGTGTCTATCCGGTGTTGATACTACCATGTGTCTTGATGCAGTCGGTGCACCAGATATGATAGTGCATCTTGTTGATGTGGCGTTTGATAAAGATGAGTCCCATTCAAATACTTCACCATCGTGAATTAAAGAAATAGCTTTGTCACCAAAATTATCTAATGACCACATACCTGGTTCTAATACTAAGTCACCAGATGCTGCCTCGCCCCATGCTACGAAGTCTGAAGTATTTGTTACAGTAGCTCCATTTGAGTGTGCAGCTCTCGTTGTTCCCCTTACAGCTCTAGTAATCCCAGTTAAAGTTGTTCCGCTCGTAATACCAGTGTAAGATATTTCTTCTGTTCCTACTTTTATAAAATTAGTTCCTGTGCTTGGAAACTGCGATGCATCCGTTAAAACAATACTGGTCCCTGATCCACCTGTTCCAAAAGCATTGTCACCCAACGCACCATTTAAAGTTGTGGTTACAGCTGAACTAGCTTCACCGCCCCAAGATCCTAAACCCCAACCAAAACCTTTTTCTTGGACAGCAGATCCAACAGGATAATAGTGTTGTACTCTAATACCTCCAGATGTTGTAGCTCCAGATCCAGTTTCATTTGATGGCATGGTAATCGTTAAAGTAGTGCTTGTGGGTACGGTTGCCACCATAAATTTTTTATCATCAAAATCAGAGGCACTAAAATTAGATCCTGTAATAGTTGTAAAATTGTCTAAAAGAATAATGTCTTGTGGATTGATACCGTGAGACGTAGAAAAAGTTATAGTTACAGTTGGTGATCCGTTGGTCGTGGTAAATGCATTAGTGAGCGTTGTCGTGCTTTTAATTGGATGTATGTCATAGAACACACCACCTGAGTAAGCGTATAAAATTCTGTTTGTTCCTATAATAGCGTATCTTCTACCTAAACTATTAACAAAATGGTGTAATCCTCTGCCTGCCCCTGTTAATTCATTTTCATTAACGTTTCCTAATTGGCTCCAACCACCTATTTTCTCTGGAACTCCATATCTAAAACGCACATTATCACAGTCTATCCACTGACTCTCTGCAGCTGTAGGTGTGATTTGTTTGTTTAAACCAGGTAGAAAGTTTATCTTCTGTAGCATGGGACATAAAATATATTAGAAATGTACGTATTTCAACCTTTTTTAAAATAGGCTGGTAAACCAGGATGAGGCCTGCCATCCCAAAGATTGGGATTTTTAGAGCTTTCTTGGTTGTAATGCAAAAACACTTGCACACAAAAATTACCTAAAAAAGGCTCTCTCCAATGTTCTAATTCACAACCATGATACAACAAAATATCTCCTGGTTCTAAATTAATTTTAATTTCTTTTTTATCTTTTTTAATAAATATAGGCCAAGGATCTCCACCTAGATTTAAAGTGCCTGATATTTCACAAGACACTCTATCTTTATGTCTTTTTAAAATATCTCCTTTTTTATAAATTCTTTGATAAGAATATGTTGGCACTAATTTTATCTTAATTTTTTTCTCTATCTCAGATCTTAAAACTTGCAACAAAGTATCCATCGCAATGTCTCCATAATGACAATAGGTGCCATCAACCTGACTATCACCGAAAGAACCTAAGATAGTTTCGTTGGGAGATATGTACCTTGTATCTTGCATGGTTGATACAACCTTTCTTTTTAATAAAGAGTATCCCATTAGAAATGTAGCGGATTGTTTTGTTATAATATTTTTAAATAATAGATACTTGTTTTTTTTAAAAGACATTTAATAAACTCCGTATGAAAGAATTATTCTTGGTGTTAGTCCTATTCCTGTATGAATAGTATTAGCAGGTATTTTTAATAGATCTCCTTTTTCAACCATATATTCTTTATTGTTAACTTTATACCACGTTTTTCCTTTTACTCCAACTATATACACATCTTCTTTGTCTTTGTGAGTTATACTAGACCCACCGCTTTTTAAAGAAAAAAACATAATTAAGTTTGATTTCTTTTTATTCTTGTTAAAGTTTTCCTCACAATAATCATAGAAAGGTTTAAAGTCATTGTTGTTTTGTATGTTGTTTATTTTAAAAACAGACTTTAAAACAAACGAGCTGTGCCAATCACTAGAGAACTGTGATTCATAGTTATTGTTATCCAACAACTCAGATATATAATTAAAATCAATATCTCGTTTAAAATCAATTATATTCTTTTCAAAAACTATATCAGACATAATTAAAATTAATTACCATTCTGTATTTAGTGTCTGTGCTAGACATACCACAATGTTGAAGTTTACTATCAAACACAACTATCTTATTTTCTTCCGATTTAATTATTTTTTTATTCTTAAATAACGTATAGCCATTGTTAGTGTTAACATAAAAAATAGCGGTTTTAGCATTAGGTGCTTCATTATCTATATGCCATTCTGTTTGATGAGGCTTTTCCACGTAGGGTCTTAGATTAGCTTTAATTCTTATTAAAGCGTGAGGATTTAATTTTTTAAGAATTGGATTAAGTATATTAAAATAAGCGCTGCTACTAATATTATAGTTAATGTAAAAAGTATGGGTAAATTGAAAGTTTTTTAAATATAGTTTTGTATTGTCTTCTTTTTTAAATTTTTGTCTGTGTGAAGCTAGCTTGTAAGTATTAGGAGTAATATCATGATTACAATACCAAGGAAAAGCAGGGCTCTCTAAGGTTTGTTTAATTGTGTTTAATTCTTCTTTTGTTATATAATTTTTAATTACTTTCATTTGTTAAGCTTTCTAAAAAACTCTTGTGACTTATCCACATACTTCTATCGTTAAGTCTTTGCTTTTGAAATTTCATCTTAGACTCACACCATTTTTTAAGTTCTTTTGGCAACATTTCGTATTCTTCTTTTATTTTTTGTTTATCAAAAAACCCTATTTCTTTTAATATTAAAGAATAGTTATTAGGATAAAATAAACAGTATTTACTTTTAAAATCTATTTGCATAGGAAGTCGGTTCTTCCAAATAGCTAAATTTTTCTTTAAAGAATCTGGTAGGTTTAATTTTAATTCTTTCCAAAAAGGTGAATCTTTTTTATCTACCATGTAATGAATAATTACGTAGTCTCTAACATTCTCTATCAAATATTGAAAGTCTTCGTTGTAATCATCTATGATATGTTGATCGTAGTTTAGCAACATATGTATAAATAAAAAACATTGATTAATACCAAAGCCAATTGATGTTGCCTCTAGTGGTTCTACGAAACTAGAGCTCAGACCTAAAGCGATACAATTACCTTGCCAAGGTTTGTCTAAACTGCCAGCATCAAATTTTATGTTAGAGGCAATTTTAATTTTATGTCCTAAATATTCTTCGCATTCTTTTTGTGCTTCTTCAGCATTAATATATCTATTATCAAATACATAACCGTTTCCCCATCTACCTCTAACAGGAGTTCTCCACATCCAACCAGCCTTCATGGCTCTTGCTGTAACGTAAGGAGGATACTCATCTGTGTCTTTGGTTGGAAAAGCAATGGCTTCATTCATAGGCAGATATTCTTTATAAGATTGCCACTTAGCACCTAATTTAGAAATCAATAGTCTTTTAAAACCTGTGCAATCAACAAAAAAATCAGCAACATGTTCTTGTCTACCTTTTAACTTTATAATTTTATTGTCTTTAACAACTATATCTTCAACATCGTCGTCAACAATTTCTATGCCTCTCTCAACACATTTTTTTAATAACCATTCGTTTAGTTTAAAAGTATTAAAATTAAATTGGTTTGTGGGCACACTTTGAAAATAAACTTTGTTTTGTAGGGCTAAGCTGTCTGTATATTCTTCTGGTTTTAAATCATAAGCTATTGTGTAAGCCATGGCTATGGAATACTGACCTGCTTGTGTATCTGTTATAAGACTGTTTAAATTATTAAAATAATCATGTTTCATCCAATCTTTAAACAACACACCATACTTAAAAGTTGCTCCAGTTTCTCTTAAACACTCAAGGTAATCTAAGCTACAGAACTGCAAAAAATAACTCCAATGTTCTGTAGATGCTTCGCCAACTCCTATAATGCCTATTTTATCAGATTTAATTATTTTAACTTTCATAGTTGGAAATCTTGATTTAAGTATCATAGCTGAAGTTAATCCAGCGCTACCCCCTCCAACTACACAAATAGATTTTATCATTTAAACGGCACTCCTAAGTTCCAAACTACTAGACTATATCTAGTGCCTTTAGTTATTGGTGTAATCCTATGGTAAACGAATGAAGGAAAAACAGTTATTGAACCTTTTTGTTTTTCAGCCTTATAAATTTTTAAAGTCATGTCTTCGCTTAACTCGCCTAATTCTAAGTTACCACCCTCATAGTCGTTAGGGTCGGACAACTGACATGTAACTGATAATTTTCTAACTTTACCTTTTCTATACTTTCCTTCGGGGTACGGGTCTGTAAAGCTATCTCTATGCCAACCATAATACTGGCCCTTTTTATATTTTGTAAACTGTATTTCTTCTGAATGATCCCAACTAAAATTCCACTCAGCTTGTTCGTTTGCGGTGTTTATAAACGGAAGTATCTCTCTATGAATCCATGGTTCGTTTAACCAAACAATGTCTGACTTTCTTTTCTTTTTAACTTTTTTAAACTCCTCTTTCGATAAAGGGTTTTTTATTTGATCTCTATGATTACCAACTACTCCTGTTATGCCCTTTACAGGCTTTTTCTTAATAGAAAAATCTATAACATCTTTACAAAACTTATCACTTAAAGCTTTAGGAAAATGCCAAAAGGTATGTTTTAAATTCATTATCTTGCTCTATAATTAATGTTAATAAAAATGTTTGGATCTTCTGATAAATTTTCAGATATAAAATATCTTAATGTTGATGGCATTATTAAGAACATATTATTTTTTACAGGGACTTGATGTAATTTATTAATTCTTAAATGATCATCATATTCTATAACTATAGAAGAAGACTTTTCTGTAACATCTACACAATAGATCATAGTGTAGCTTGGTGAATCTAATAAGTGATTAAGATTTAAATTATTACGAGAATAAGATTGTTCTAAATGTTCTAAGATATTAACGTAATAATTTTTTGACTCTAAAACAACTCCTGCTTTAATTTTAAAAAAATCTTTTATATAATCCTCTACAAATCTTAACTCAGATATATGTCTCATTAATTTGTAGTCTTTGTGCTCCCAAGTATTTTCAATAAAGTGTTTTCTATTATTTAAAACATATCCTTGGACAGCCTCTTTTTTAATTTTTTCTCTGTCTATTTCGTATCCTTTAGGACTGTCTATGGTCCCTGTATAAATAGCTGTTTCAGATAATATTGTCTTTTTCATTTCTATAGTATATATACACGATATAAAGTTATAAGCAAATACATGAAATATAAAGTGCATTACGACATATTATCTGCTTCTGAAAAAAGCATTTTACTTAATGTGGTTAAAACTAAAGTATACGATAGGGGTAAAGATTTTCCTGGTTTACAAAGTGATGCAGACCTGCATTTTAACGTGGCAACACATCCACTATTAATAAAGCTAGAAAAATATATGCCTAAAAATTCAACTATATTAAAATGTTGGGCAAACTATACAACAGGAGATTTTAAGTCTTGGCACACTCATCCAGGCACGTTTTCAATTGTTTATATGTTACAAAACAAATCAAAATTAGGGACTGTTTTAAAAGATGAAAAAGAAGAAATACAGACTATCTGCCCAGAAAACTCTTGTGTTATATTTGACAATTCTATTACTCATAGCTCTCCTTCGGCAGATTACAATTTAGACAGATATACATTAGCAATGGACTTTGAATGATTTTATTAGCCTCTTTTATTTTATGGTTAGTTTTAGTTTTAATTATCTACAATCATGTTGGTTGGAGAGAAATAAAAGACTCTTACTCCATGTGGTGGCACAAAGATTATTGGAGAAAAAGATATAACGTTGTAGAGGCAATGGCTTGGTCAGGTAAACTGTTTGTTATTTTACCTGCTATATTTTTTAAAATAGAAGTTTGGTGGGCACACATTATAACATTAATGACTTCTTCTCTGTTAATATGGGTTAGTGAACAAAAACTTTTACCCACATTAGTTGCTTTTAACACCATATGGATATTTATAAGTTCGTTCATACTGATAAGGTATTTTTTTAATTTATGATAGAATATAAACAAATTATAGCTGACTACACACATCACAATAAACTGCTTAATAAAATAAAGTTTTATGATTTTATGAATCATGGTTATGACCCTGTATCCAATTTATTGGACAAAGATTTTATTATGAAAAGAGAAGCTTCTTTGTATTTAAAACTTTTAGAAAACATAGATACTAACAATAAAAATATTTTAGATGTTGGGTGTGGTAGAGGCGGCGGTGTTGCTCTTTATAAAAAATACTTTAATTTTAAAAATGTATGTGGCTGTGATATTACAGATGTTAATATTGATTATGCAAAATCAAAACATAAAGATATAAATTTTAAAGTCGCTAACGCAGAAAACTTAACATATGATAAAAACACTTTTGACATTATTACTAACGTAGAGTCCATGTCATTATATATAGATCAAAGTAAATTTTTAAAAAATGTAATTAAATTATTAAAACCAGATGGTTTATTTATATGCACTGATTGTAGCTATAGAACATTAGAAACTTTTTATAAAAACAAACATTTATTTAAATCTATAGAGGTAAAAGATATAACTGATAATGTAGCCACAGCTTGTTTAAAAAATATACAAGAATATTCTAAATGGAAAGATTCAGAGGCAAAGACTTTTACTTTAGGTATGTTGGAAGAAAAGTATGAAAACTATTTTAATAGGAGAGATGTTTTTAATATATTTTATTGTGCACCTGGTGCAACTGCTTGAACCCAAGCTTGAGTATCTTCATCCCAATCATAAGGACCACCTGTAGTGGGTTTAGCGACTGGGGGATCCCAGTTTAAACTTGAAGTATTAAAATTCCATGAAGGGTATGGTTTAGGTGGAATAAAAGCATCGTGTTCTGTATTGTAAGTGCCACCTATATCAGCAGCTCTTGTTCTTAATGATCCATCTATTTTGTATTCTTTCCAGTAAGGCCACTTGTGAATTTTAGTTAAAAATGAAACACCAGTTTCTTCTGATCTGACATTTGTTGCATCATTTGTACAATTAGCTTCACTAACAGTGTGAAGTCCTAAAACATTATTTTCAGAATCTAATTTTGCGAAGTATGCCATAATTATCCTGCGTATACTCCATCTGATGTAAAGCTGTGAATAGTATCATCACCTGAAGTAGTAACAGATCCGCTAGTAGTTGCTGAACTTGCAGTCAATCTTCTAATAATAACTATTCCGCTACCACCAACTATTCCTGGGTTTCCTGCCCCTTGTCCGTTACCTCCGTCACCTTCTCCGTTTGTTCCAGCTGCCCCTGGGCCTGGTTGTCCAGTGCCGCCTGTAGCGTAAGTCACAGCTGAGCCAGTAATTGAAAATGATGCGCCTGATCCTCCACTGCCGCCTGAAGTAGGACCTCCGCCGCTACCAGCTCCGCCAGCGCCGCCGCCTCCACCGCCGCCTGTATTTCCTACAGGAGAGTGACTAGGGTGTCCTGCTCCTCCGTCATTTCCTTGTGGTGGTGATGTAGGGGGTGTATCTCCAGCTCCGCCGCCATGGCCTCCGCCACCGCCGCCTCCGCCAGATCCTCCGGATCCTCCAGATCGTACTCCTCCTTTACCGCCGCCAGCTGAAGTTATAGAACTAAAAACAGAGTCTCCTCCATCCCCTCCACTAGAGTCAGGTACTCCAGGACCAGCTGGTCCACCAGCTCCGACAGTTATAGGGTAATCAGTTAAAGTAAAAACGGGAAATGATTTATCATCAATTTTTCTAAAACCACCAGCTCCGCCACCACCAGATTGATAGTTTCCTGGTTGTCCAAAACCAGCTCCGCCACCGCCAGCAACAACTAAATATTGAACGTTGTATTCGACAGGAACAAGACCACCAGAACCAAATCCTAAAACTTGATAACCAAAGGATTTTCTTCTTGGTCTAAGCTTATTTTTATTTTGTCTTGGACTTTCCGCAAAAAGTTTATTTTTTATATCTCTCATTCGCTACTCCTATTATACGTCGTTAGCAGCGTCTGTAGTGAAGAATAATTTGATTCCTAATAGTTTTGCATCAGCTGTCAACGAATCTTCAGACACGTCTCTAGAGATTTGGAAGAATACTTCTTCATCTGTGCTAGGTGAGCCTGCAATAGTTACTGCTCCACTTTCTGCTGTCACGTCTAAATCGTTCGCTGTTCCACTGTGAGCTTTTGCTGTTGGTGCAACTTGTGTGCCAAAAGCTGTATTACAAGAATCATTATCTGCAATAGCAACACCAGATAAGCCCCAAGAAACAGTACCTGTGTTTGTAGAATCAGCTGTAAAAAATGCTTGAAATGTTACTGTGCTTTCGTTCCATGATTTTGGAAAAGCAACAGCAAATTGTGCGAACTCGTCTGAATCTTTATCAAAGTCTAAAGTTTTAATTTCTGGACCATTACTTAATTCTGTTTGAGCTAAATCTGCGCATCCGTTTGTTGAATTTGGATACATAGCTACTGCAGGAACCCATATAGTTTCTTTACCAGCAATTTTAACTGCTGCAGTGTTATCTCCACCATCTACGGCTTGAGCAACACCAGAACCATTAGGTGCAATAATAATGTTTCCATTTGCACCATCAGTAATTGTAATTGTCCCAGAATTTGTACCTGAGTTTGTGTCTAAAATTAGATTGTGTGCACCGCTAGAAGTTATTGTAGCGTCTGCAGCTCCAGTTCCAACAACAGTTTCTCCAGTTCCTTTTGGCTTGATAGCTATGTCAATATTTGAATCATCACCTGTTGCAGATAATGTTGGGTCATTTCCTGTAGCAGCGTTTGCTATAGTAAATTCGTTCACCGCAGAACTTGTAGCTGTAACTTTAGCTAACTCAGCTCCGTTAGTGTCTAAAATAGAAGTGCCAATTTTAGGTGAAGTTAAAGTTTTGTTTGTTAAAGTTTGTGTTCCGGTAAGCGTTACATCACCAGATGGTAAAGAAATAATATCTGGGTTTACGCCATCGTTTGCAGATGCAAAAACAACAGCTGTTGCTGCAGGAGCAACTGCAACACTGTCTCCTGAACCTGAAACGTATTTAAAAGTTACGTTTTGAGATCCACTTGTTGAATTTTTTAAAAAGTAAAAAGTTTGAACATCTATTGGAATAGTTACATTTCTTCCTGAAGTTAAAGAGCCTGTAAACTCTATCATTCTGTGTGCAAGAGTTGCACCTGTACCACCGTCTGTTACCGATAAAGTTGTATCTCCTGAATCTGATACTGCTTGTTGTGTAAAACCACCTGAAATTTGTTCTATAATTTGTAAGTTTGTATTAGTTTTCGTCCCCCATGTTCCAGCGTTTTCGCCAGTTGCTTGAAGTTCGACACCTAAACCTGTATATGTTGAAGCCATTTATTTTCTCCTATGCTACATCACTATAACTTGTATTTGAGCCAGTTGCAACATTTGTATACGAAGAATTTGAACCCGTGTCAATAGCTTGATAAGCTTGAATTCCGAAGCCAGAAGCAGTGCCAAATGCGGCTACAGAAGCTGTAGCTTGTTGACCAGTTAATCCCATGACATCCGCTGGAGCTAAAGTTCCAACTGCAGATGTAGTTGAAAGTCCTGTTAATCCCATGACATCCGCTGGAGATATTGAACCTACACTAGTCGTTGCTGCTGAACCTGTAAGATCAACAATAGGACTAGAATTAATACTAACTGATCCAACAGATGATGTTGAAGAAACCCCAGTTAGTCCCATGACATCAGCGGGCACTAAAGTTCCCACAGCAGAAGTTGCTGCTTGACCAGTTAACCCTATGGCTTGTGCAGCAGGGCTTATGGAGCCAACAGAAACAGTTGCGGAAACTCCAGTTAATGAAAATTCAACACTACCAATTATTGTAGGTGATCCAACAGATGCAGTAGAGGAAACTCCAGTTAGTCCCATTACATCTGCTACTTCTAATGAAAATATACCCCAACCTTGACCTTGTCCCCATGAAGCATCATTCCAAGCGTTTGCAGATACATTAGATTGCATTGCATCAGGAGCAGTTAGCTCAACTAACATTCCTGATTCACCCCAGGTTTCATTACCCCAAGTATCTTGACCCCAACCTTTATTTATTTCTGTAGAAATTGATACTGAGCCAAGAGATAAGGTTGCACCTAGTCCTGTTAAACTAACTTGTTGATCACCTAAATCATTCCAAGTTGTTCCAGGTTCATTCCAAGATTTCGCACCCCACCCAGTTACGATAGGGTCAGTAGTTCCCCAACGGCCAGTGTTCCAGGTTGTTCCTGATTGGTTCCATGTATTAGCCATAAGGAGGATCTCCTTACGCTATTCTTATAATTGCGTTTGTAGCGTCTGCTGTCGGGAATTGTATTGTGAAAGTTCCGCTAGTTACAGTTTTGTCTGCTCCAAATGCAACTGCAACACAAGCAGGATCGCCTGTAGCTGTATCGTTGTAGATTAAACAGCCGTTTGCTGTAAATGTTGCGTCAGTATAAGACACGTCAGAAAAATCACAAACAGCTGTTGTGCTGTCTGATGTTGGTGTAACACTCGTAAGTGTTGCACCTCCAGCTGTGTAAGCTGTTCCAGAAGTGTTTGTAATTTCGTTTGAAGTTGAATAAGCGGTAGTTCCAGCCCCTAAAGTCGCTGAGCTAGTGTACAAAGCAATCTTAAAAGTATTACCCGTTGTTGCTGTAAAATTGTGAACGCCTTTTAAAAGTTCTACTTTAAAACTTGTACAAACTGCTGATGTTATTGCCATTTTTTATCTCCTATGGGTTTGGTGAGTCAATCGGAAGTCTTATTGTTCCATCTGTGTAGTCATCTCGTCTACGTCTTCCAACTTGCTCATTCGCAAACTTCTGTACTTCTTGTTTATACTTGTTCTCGTATAATGTCAACATATCTGCTGGTCCTTTTAAAAAACCATAAGTTTCCGCCAAACAGCAATATAATAAGCCATTAGGGAAATTCATGCTAATATAGTTGGTATTATCACTCTCTAAAAGAGCCGGCGCTGCATTGTAATGCACTCTAAATTTATAGGTAGTGTCTGGCACAGGTGCAAACATCATTCTACCAGATGTGGTATCTGACTCTCCTGTGGCACCGCCAAACATGGCATAATACTTAGGTTTTCCTCTACTAGCAGAAGCTGTAGAAGATAC